CGCTCGGTTCCCCGGCGGGTGCTTGCAGACCAGTGTCGTCGCTTGTTGGGTAAGACATAAAAAACTCCTGTTAAGTGTTCCAATCGGCAGCTCTCTGTGGAGCGGGCTCGATTAGCTTGATTTTGGTGTCGGTTGCTCGGCTCGGATTTCGGCAGGGATGATGTGCTTGATAGCCAATTGCTGCTCTGTGTTCCCCTTGGTAAAGGCTTCACCCTGGATCTGCTGGGCCAGCTGCTGGGCCTGGCTTTCCGAGATAATGGTATGGTGCATGTTGGCGTGCTCGACCATCGCCTGCATCAGGATCTGCTTGGCAATGTCTCCGGAGCTGACGTATTCCCAATAATTCTCGAGAATAAAGTCCGTGTGCTCCTGAATGTGGCAGGAGTGGTCGTCAAAGCTGTTGGGCTCGGGAACGAATAAGAACTCCTGGATAATCACCATGGCTTCCTCGGGCGACAGGGCCGGATCCAGCGGCGGCATCTGAGCGAGCAATTCCACAGCAGCCAGAAACTCCCGCTGTGCGAAATTGACGTGCCTTGCGGCCTGCTGGAGGAAGTTGTCGATATTACCCAGATCCATGTGCTTGAGGACGTACTGGCGAGTGTCGTGACCCATCGGATCGCCCAGGAGGCCGGACTGCCAAAGCCCAAAGGTCTTTTCGGCTTCCAGCGCCTTATTGGTGGGCATAGAGGACCCGGTGCGGACAATGACGCGGAATTTGCCGTTCAGGTCGTCTGGGTTCAGGTGATAAAGTGTCCAGGCATTGTCTCCGCCGATGAAGTTAATCAACCGGTTGCCGTAAAAGGTAATGGCCAGTCCCAACATTTGTCGCACCACGCGCTCGTCAGACTTATCAAAGCCGTCCACTATAGGCCCGAGCTGCATGTTCGCGGCGTCCTGGAGAAGCTGAATGCCCTTGCCTGACTCCACACGCCCAGGCGCCACGCCACGCGACGGCTCCGGAAACGAAAAGGTATCGTCGATGCTTTGCTTGACTTCCTGGATGTAGGCAAAGATACTGCCCGGGACCGGTACGCCAGCCTCGCGAGACGGCCTCTGTAGGCCTTCGTACTCGACGATATTGCCGGCCTGGTTATCCAGCCGTTTGAAGTTGATCTTGGCGTTCCTGGGGGCCATGAAGATCGAATTGCCCATCGTCGAGACGTTATCCAGGATCATAGAGCGAAGGAGATTGTATTCGCGCTGTAAAGGTCTGGCTTGGGATATTCTGGACACAGCCCGTCCTGCTATGCCGTATAACGTGATAGGGGCCGTAGGCACAAATGGCAGCTCGCCGTGCCGGTACTGTTGAATCGGATAAGGCTCGTTGACCGCTATCCGGTCGCCGACCTGTACCGCATACGCCCCTTGCGGCCACGCCACACAGGGTACGTGCCAGAACTCGAAATAGCGGACTACCTTGTCGTCGCGGATGATCTGCTGGGTATTGTCTTTGGATTGGCTGGCGACCAGGGCATTGCTGAGCTGGTTGAAGCTGCCCAATACCTCGGTCTCAAAGGCACTGACGCCGCCGAAGCGGTCTGCAACCTCGGTAGGGCTCACGGTGTCGGCGAACTCCTGGCCGAATCGCTGTTTGACCTCGGCAAAGGTGATGGTTTTGGCATGAATAATCCATTGAAGCCGGTCCAGGTTCTTGGCCCGGGTATCGTAAATCAACTCGGTGTTCGGGACATGTTCGACCAACACCTCTCCCCGGAAGATCGGGGTGTGGGGCTCGATCTCTGGGTTATGAGCTTCGTGCTCCGGGCCCGGATTGATCCCGTCCACGGCATAGTGGGGGTCGTAGTACACCTTCCGCCAGGCAACGCCGGCCAAATCGTACCAGAGCACGCAGGCGGCGCGGCCTAAATCCTGGCCATTGACCTGTTGGAGGTAGGGGATGAGCTTTTGGCAGGCCTTCGCCGTCGCCTGATCCGGCTGGGTGGTGCTGGCCGGGATGACATCGAACGTGGGCTTGTTGTGGGTGGCTACTGCCATGTCGTTGATGACCGCAGGGAGGATCTTGTTGGCCACCACGGGCGTGGCCTGGCCATCCGGTAGTGGCTCAATGGCGTTATTGGCAGCCTGGATATTCTGAAAGCCACATAGATAGGCGATATTGGCCTTGATCTCCAGAAGGGCGGCACGTCGCTGGTCCTGGAAGGCAGACACCTTAGACTCAATGACTTCTTTGACAGCCTTGTCTTCGGGGCTCAGTTCGGGTATATTAAGATTGCGATTAGGCATAATGGTTGATCTCGACGGCTAAAATGCCCTGGTCTCCATTGATCCGCGATTTGGTGTGGCACGCGGGGCAGGTAATTGTGGCATCAAATGTGTACAGCTCAATCCCACGATGCTTGATGTGGACGATATATGTCTCTTCGTGTTCCACGACAATGGGAACCCGCTTACACAGCAAGCGAAAACACTTCTTGCATCGGACCAACTTAGAGGACTTTGATGGGTTCATTGTTTAGGTTTCCTTGCACCTGTCCTGTTTCTGGGTCGATCTCGTACCCGTTCACTTGCAGGAGGACTTGGCTCATGGTTTGTGTGAGTTCCGGGTTCTGACCCAACAGCAGAAACCAGGCCATCTGAAACAGGTTCTCGTGTGGATTCATCTTTTTCTCCAAAGAGGTTTAGAAAGCACCGCTCGCCAACGTAAAGCCGTTTACGCTGGCCGGTAGGGGTGCGGTAGACCATGTAAATACACTTCTCGCGTTTGCCGCAGGCAAGGCATTCGTGGTAGGTGTTGATGGCGACTTGGCGAATCTTGTTCATTGTTCATCCTTATAAAACAGTGGGCTGGTGGTGTTCGGGCTTCAGGATACTGGCGCTGAATTTTTCCATCAGCGCTCGATGCTGTGCATTGCCTTCTTTGGGGGGCGTCGGTTTCGGCTTGGGTTGTCGAGGGAACAAGGTGCACCCGTGAATGGCCAGCATGGCCGCGATGACGCAGTCGTCGTTGAGGCCCTGGACCGCGCCGGTCTTGGTTCGGTCCTCGATGTACACATACTGCATGAACTCCTCAATGGTCTGCTTGTCGTGCAGGATAATGTCTTTGCTCTTCAAGAGTTCCTCAAACTCGCGAATCAGCATCCACTTGCTGGCCTGGTTGGTCTGGAAACCGAACTTGCAACTGACGCCGGGGTCCTCGTCCAGGTGCTCTTCGGCCTGGTAATTGTTGGGGTAGCGATACTTCATCACTAGGGCGTCCTGTACCGCATTGCCCGGGTAGTTGGTTTCGCAGACGATCATGGCCTCGTTGTACCATGTCCCCAGCCGATGGGCGGCTTCGGCAGCGTCGACCACAGATTCCTTGACGCGGTAAACTGCCACTTGCTCAAAGGGCATCCGTGTATTAAAGACCTGGAAAACCGTGTAGTCTTTGCCGACGCCCGTGGCGGTGTCGATGCCCATCATGTACCGCTCACCCGGCTCAGGGGCCTTGTAGACCGCCAGGGGGCCGTTCTCGACCGCGATAAACTCTATGTGCATATCAGGGCCCCCTGTTCTGCAACGACGGCCTCAGCGTGCTCCAGGTGGTCTGCAAGCAATCTCCGCTTAAAGACTGGCCTGCCGCCGAAGATCACATACTTCCCTTCAATACGGACATCGCGTTCGTCTTCGTCCAGCGTGGCGGCGTAAGCCTCGACCTCGTCCAGCGGCAGGTAGGGGTTCTCCCGCATCCCCGCGAACGTCTTAAAGACACCAGGGCGGTCAGAGAGCTCTTTCAGCCACGCCGTCCCTCGGACGGGAGTGGCCGTCATCCACCAAATCCCGGCCCGGTCAATGAGGCGGGCTTCAAGCTCTGAAAAGATTTCCGTCTTCTTGGGTTCCTCGTCGATCCAGGCAAAGTCGATATTGGCCGCCTGAAACTTGTCGGGTCCCATTTCCGTGGACTTGAAGACGACCTTCCATTCGCGTCCATCGCCGTTGCATATCCAGATATTGTCTTGTTTGTAAAACTTGGTCTTGAAGCGAGAGGGGAGATATTTCTCAAATAAGGGCCGGTCGACATCACGGATCATGGCGTTGTCCAGGCCAACGATCCAGCCGATGCCCTGGTCAGGGAACGTCCGCATGGGGTGCTGTCCCGTCACCGCCAAGACGGCTTCGTAGGCCCCATTTTCGCTGTTACATGTTGCAACAAAGTCGCCGATCAAGAAGCAGTGGTCGGGGTGGTCTATTTCGATGCAGTAACAATGCCTCTTTCCGATTGGGTCTATTGTCCGTATAATACGGCTGGAGTAATCGCAATTCCTCTTTGTTCGTGCTGGCAATTTGTAGGTGAGTTCACATGGTATATCATAGGCCCGCCATGTGACATTGTAATACGTGCCGATTTTGGGACCGCCCGGTGCATTGGTGCAAGATTTCTGTACCTCCTGCAACGTGGCCTTCCCGCCTAAACTTCTGACCAGTACCTGGAATCCTTCTGCCAGCCTTTTTGATTTCACCGTAAAACCATACAGAAAGCCATCTGTGTCAATCAGCCCCGCGAGCAATTGCTTGCGGTCTTCTATGGATGCCGAAAGATATGCGTCGGGTATAAATTTGCTATGGCTCTTGGTGTTTAGTAATCCTAATTTCTCTAACGCCTGCTTTGCGTCGCCCTGTCTATACCGCCCGTCTGGCCCATTTGGATTATTGTCATGGAACTGGATTGTTTTCTTGCCATCTTTGGTTACATAGACCTGGTGTTCCATGCCTGAATTTGCAATGGCCCGATGATTCACTGAGTCATTTTGGCAGTGGCATTGCAAAGAAGAAAAACTTCCGTCTCCTAGCATGACGCCAAGCCAATAAGGGTGCAGCGGCAAACTGGCGACGGGCAAGTATTCCACGGACGTAGGGCTCAGCATTCGTGTCCTATTGGACACACTGTTGTTGACCCTGGGCAGTAGCTCATTGATGGTCTTGCGGAAGATCTTGACCTTTTGACAAGAGCCATTGCCGGCAACGTACTTTGCTCCGCTCTTCATCTTGACGGGAAAGGGATGTGAGCCTGCGGCTTCCACAGAGGCCCCGTCGCTAAAGGTCACGCGGTAGCAGTCTAGTGAGCCATTATCCCACTTCTGCGTCACCCGGGAAGGTTTGGCGATTCCGGTTTCCAA